ATACAAATCAACTCTGACATTGTTATCAGATAACACTGTTAAGAAAGATCCTAACGCGCCCGCCCTCAATCTGCCCGGAAAAGTTCAGATGTCAGGAAAGGAGTTCGGATCAGCGATAAAAAACATATCACTGGCATCTGATAAGATCCGTTTCATTGTTGGAAATGGGATATTCACAGTGGAGTCAGTAGGGGAGGGGCAGGACAAGACCGTTAAACCCTATTCCAGTGATGAACTCCTACATATTGGAGGAGATGGAAACTCTATGTTCTCCACTGATTACCTCAATGGAATGGCACGTTCCATGATTGGAGACATTGTAATCAACCTTGGAGTAGACCATCCAATGATCATGGAGTTTGAAATTGCGGGCGGGCACGGCACAGGAAAGTATCTACTCGCTCCAAGAATAGAGAATGATTAAAATGGACGGGTATTTCGAAAAGGGGGTTTATCATGACCCCGTTATAATTTCTGAATATGTTGATGAGTTAAACCGGATTAGTCAGCGCGTTATATCACCTGGTCAGAAGAGGCTTGAGGTATGACCGGATACATGACTGATGAGTATCGGGATAAACTCGGATACGCTTATGGTTTGTTCGGCACGTTTGCATCGTTCACGGCTAAAGACATCCGCGCGAAGGCCACTATCATGAACGTGCTGAAGTCAAAGGGATATATCAGACGGACTGATACCAGGGGACCTTGGAAAGTGACCGATGACGGAGAAGCGTATATCCGGCAGTATATCAAGAAACCTGACCGTATAGAGAATGATTGGGAGAGCCGGGCTGTATTCGATTCTGTTTGTTGATAACCACAACCTTTTTTATCACGCGCGACAATTTAAATACAACTATGGCCGAAAAACAATTAGGACGGCCTTTAATATACGATTCTTCTTTTCATCCACAAGAGGCGCAACGGTTAGCAGCAGAAGGGATGATTGACGCTGAAATAGCGCGTAATATGGGTATTGGGGTTTCTACTTTAAACGATTGGAAAAAGAAATACCCAATATTTTTAGAGTCCATAAAGGCCGGGAAGGCAATTGTAGACCAGAAAGTGGTCGGTTCGTTATTTCAGAGGGCGTGTGGGTTTTATGTTACAGAGACTAAAACCATTGATGATGGTCACTCTGTTAGGATTGAAACTACTAAAAAATGGGTAGGGGATACAACCGCTCAAATCTACTGGACTAAAAACCGAATGCCTGAAGAGTTTAGGGACAAGGTTCAATCTGAAATATCCGGTCCTGAAGGGGCACCACTTACGTTAAATCTCATCAGAACAGATTTTAAGAAGAAATCTGATGAGTGAAATCAATCCTGAAAACTTTAAAGCGATAAACAACTCTTTTTTGCAGTTTGTTGAGGATAACCCGACAAAGAGGAAATACATCTTTTACGGCGGTGCTGGGTCTGGCAAATCCGTTTTTATTGCCATGTTTATCTGCATGCGTCTCATATTCGGGACGAATGAGAATATACTGGTATTGAGGAAATGGCTGCCTGCGCTGAAGATCTCTGCATTGCCGTTAATCCTATCTGTCCTGCGCGCTTGGGGTATATTTGACCCTGATAAAGCGCTTAACAAGTCAGATCTGTTTCTTGAGTATAAAACGAACCGAATCTATTTTTCAGGGTTGGATAATCCAGAGAAGATCAAATCCGCTGAATTTACCTACATTTGGATTGAAGAGGCTACTGACCTCAACAAAGAGGATTATATGCAGTTAGGGCTGCGTTTAGGCAGGGCTAAAGGAAAGCCTGCAAAAATGCTTCTTTCGTTTAACCCGATTGACCAGTATCACTGGTTAATAACAGACATCCTCGACAAGCCGGATGATACAATAGCGGTTCATCATTCAACTTACCTGGATAACTATGATAATTTGAGTCAGTCGTTCATTGATGAGTTAGAAGGGCTTATCGATAAGGATGAGAACTATTACCGGGTTTATACGCTTGGATTGCCTGGTGTTCTGAAGAATATCATCTATACGAATTATCTGATTGAGGGATTCCCAGAATATCAGATAAACATGTATGGATTAGACTTTGGATTTAACAATCCAATGGCTATGGTGTCGATTACCATGCGCGATGGAGAAGCCTATGTATCAGAGGAATATTACGAAAGGGAGAAAGATACGAACGATTTCATTAAGTGGATGGATGCAGTAGGGATAAAGAAAACTATTCCCATCTATGCGGATTCCGCTGAACCTGACCGGATTGAGATGATTAAAAAGGCAGGATACAACATATTCCCGGCACGTAAGGATGTATCGGCTGGTATTGACGTTGTTAAGTCAATCAGGCTTCATATAAACTCTGGCGCTTCAAATCTGATATCAGAAATTAGGTCATACAAATACATGGAAAAGAAAGATGGTCGCGTTACCGATGAACCTGTTCCATTTAATGACCATCTACTCGATGCACTTAGGTACGCATTATTTACCACCTATTTCAAGAACAAGAGCATTAAACATCAGGATATCCCGATGAAAAAACACAAGCGGGTGAGCGGTGGTTTCTCCGGATAACTATTTCTTTTTTCTGCGCGTTTAGTTAGTCATGGTAAACGTAGAAGCGACTATTTACGATACTGCGGCTTTAGCAGAAGCAGCACTTGACGCGCTTGATACTTCGGTTCAGGCTCATGTTGAAGCGTATGAGGACAGAGGTGTCACTAAATGGATGGTAGTGGTAACAGGACCAGCAAAGACCGATTTCTTTAAAACCGGGTTCAATGCTGACGTAGATGCAGCCGAAGAGGATCTTTGGTCAGTTGGCGGCTCTTACGTATTCCCTGACGCTGAAATGGGTATGGAGGTTGTTTCATCCAGCGCTGACGATACTGCCACTGATGGCACTGGTGCGCGGACTGTTAAGTTCTGGTATCTGAACTCATCCGGGGTAGAAAAGAGCGAAATTGTAACATTAGATGGAGTAACTCCGGTTGCGACTACTGCCACTGATATTTACCGCGTCAATGCGTTTAGAGTCCTTACGGCTGGTGCAGGAGGTAAAGCGGCTGGTGACATCGATATCAGGCATGTAGACGATACTCCGATTTATTCACGTATTCCGGTGGGATACACACGCGCGAGAAACAGCATTTATACCGTCCCTGCCGGAAAGACGCTTTGTATCAGCCAGGTTATGTTCTCGGCTGGTTCGTCAAGTGGTGGTCACTACTGCCGGTTCACGCTTAATGCTTCTTACGATGACAAAATAGGCGTTGTTTCGTCAATGTTTTATCCATACTATGAGATTGGAATTGAGGATGGCGCGTTTGAGTCATGCGTAGACACTCCGGTAAAACTACCCGCTATGACCGATGTTAAGATATCGGTGGTCGGAGATGCCACGAATGCCAATGCGATATGCACCGGGTCTTACCGTGGATGGTTAGAATAAACCACAATTTTTTTATAGTCTGGAATATAATATAGTAGTGCAGCAAAGTTGTGAGACTTGTTGAGTGTGTGCCTTGTCCCTGGGTCAGACCGGGGATGAGGTATTCCAGAAGTGGCGATAGGTTCTGCAGGACCGGGCCGTTCGATTCGGCCGCTGGATATGAGCGGAGGCTGACCCGCTGTTAAGTTGTATTCGTGCGCGGATATGACAGAATCACCGATGAGCATTAGCATCGATAAAAACATGCTTGAGTGCGCGATGGTTGTAATCCCACTCTCCCTATAACGTGTAGGGGCAACCGTAACCGGGACCCGGAGAGATGTTGGGTCGTAACCACCAGCGGATGTTCAACTCATCACCCGGTTATTGGCCGGGTAATAACCGGTATTCAAACCTGACATCCTCGTATGTATTCCCTCAATAGGCCGCATATGGTCAAACGTATGCGGTCAATATCCCCTTCCAGTAAGGGGAAACTAAAAAGGAGTGAAAAGGTCTCCTGAAAATATTCGCACTTCCGGATAATTACTGGACCGGGTCACAAGTGCGGCGTGTCTATCCTTGTAAATTTGCACCATACGCATACATTAGAACGCAAAACCATTTTTTAGTATCCACCCATACATTGTATCGTCTTAACTGACATATCACGGTCTGGTGCCTTCTGTGTTAATGAGATAATTATTTATACTGTTAAAACTAATATGTTATTGTAACAGGTGAGAGAAAAATGAACACAAAGACAATGATAAAAAAATACCAAGAGAAGGGATACACGGTGCAGGATTTACAGGGGAATTGGAAGGAACATTCTGGGGTAATGGAATATCCAGATTGGGTAAAAATGATGAAGGGAATAGTAAACCAAATCCCATCAAAGAGTTGGTAACCATGAACCCATACCTAACCAACCCACCGGAACCGTCACGGGAAAAAGTCATTTGGAATGAAGCGCAGGACAAGAAAGAAGAACTCCTAAAACAGGCATACAAGTTTATTGAGGTCATGGATGAGCCATATGATTTAGATAGTCTTGAGTTGCTGGCAGACCAGTTTAGAAACGGGTGTGAGCAATTGGAGAGAATAACAAAGTTTTATTCTCATCTTGAGGACGAATTCCCGTCTGATTGGGAAGAGGAATAATGAGAGCACAAATGACGCTAAAGGAATGTATCGCACAACTCGAATGGTGCGATTACGAGTGTGAAGCCGGAAAACTGAAATGCAACATTGCTTTCAGGCAGATTAAGAAAGCGATTATGAGCGGTGAGTTAGAATGACCATCCTATCACGCGCTATACTATGCAGACCTTTCAATGAGGACTCTATTCGGGGTATAAACGGTGTGCAGGTTTTTATCTCTTCAAAACCCTGTAATACCAGTGACACGGGGAGAACGGCGCAGAAAGTGCGTAGAAGTGGTAATGCGGTTGATCGATGAAGTCAGGTTTGATGAGTTCGAACTTTCCGAGGTCAGTCACATTATGCATCCAGGGTATGCCAGTCATCTACGGAGGGAAGGCGTTCTCATTCCAGTATTGCCGTCCGGCTGGCGCTTTTCAGATGACGCGCTTATCTGGATCCAACGGCATAGAGCAAGCGAAAAATAGATTGGTGTTACTCGCTCCAATCATCTGTATAAACAAATCCACACCCTGAACATCGGCGGCGCTGGTAACGCCCATCCTTTGTATAAACAAATCCAGATTTCCAAGTTTTTTCATTTTTGCACTTCGGACATATTTCGGGCGCTTTGTTGATAACCGGCGACCCTCCAAATTCTTTCTTTAGTTTCTCAAATCTATTTCGATTCAACTGTTTTACATTTTTTTCCAGATTTCTATTTTGCATATATTCTCTCATACGCTTTCTGAAATCCTCTTTTGCTCTGTTTAATTGCCGGGTTTGATGTTCCTCCTCTACGCGCTCCGAATACTCCTCAAACGTTTCTTTTTCAAAAGTCTTGATTACAACTCGGTTCGGGTGAGGTTCGACATATTTCTCGTCAAGTCCATAGAATGTATGTTCTCTAATGTCTTCGGGATCCGGGAGATTATCAGCCCATTTCTCAAAACATTCAGCGCAGAAATACAAATCGAATTTCCCGAAATACAATCTGATATCTTTCGATTCAAGTTTTTTACTGCAATATTCACACGTGTGAATTGCTCCGGGTTTTAATGGATTGTTTGATTTATCCATACATATACATCAACGCGTGATAATTTAACCGTTTTTGAATATACAATATACCAATATTACAATTTTATTCGTGTCTACGCTTGGGGTTCATTCTTGCGTAGCGTAGACAGGAAAACAAATTATTCCCACGCTTAAAAACACAAACCGATGCGGGATTTTGGTTTTTTAACATAGTTTTTTCATTGTGTGCAACGTTGTAATGTAATACTCGGATCGTTAATTATACAATATACACTATTGGAGTATATAAACCATTTATAAATAAACACGATTTACTTATAAATAAACACGCGAAAAATAGCAATATACAACATATACACTATATAGGATAGTATATTATCTATTTGTATACTTAATAAATCATAATCTACGTAATACGTTATATTTGTCTACGTTATGTAATTATTAGTTAGTATTATAGAGATAGATCAATTGACAGCATTTAAACTATTTAAAAGACTATTACCTTTATATCCTATAACACCGATGTATATTAGGAGGAAGATGAGAGAAACAAAGAAGATAGCAGCGTATTCTCTATCACCAGACATATTGGAGAGAATTGATGAGATGAGAGGCCAGACTTCCCGGTCGTCGTTTGTTGAGATGTTGATCAGACTTGGTATTGAGGAGTATAAGAAGAAATGAAACTTATAATCGACACTGATGTAGAACTTAACGCAGAAGAATTGTATGGTCTGTATGCCGCTGCGAAAGAGAAAGAGGGCCGGTTATGGAGACTTGAATTTGATAACAAACTCCCGGAGGCAGCGCGGCAGGTTATCAGGGATTTGATATTTTCAAATAAAAATTATAAAGGCGTATTCAGGTTTTATGAAGTTGATCCCGAAAAATCGGGGGTATACAAAGAAGGATTCTACAACGGAAAGAGAGAAGCATATAAAGAAATTGTTATAAATCTCAATGGTGTTTTGAAGGGATTATGACTTACTACTGCATAATTGGCATTGATGGATGTGGAAAGTCCACCATATGCCAGATGATACAGGATTCAGGGTATGATGCCGTTTTTACCAGGGAGCCGTATTATCCAGATGTTAAAGAGGCAGTTGGAAGGGTTGATTGTGTCGAATTGTCTTATCTCTTTTCACTTGACCGTTATCAGCACATGCGTGATGTAATCATCCCCACGCTATCGTTGGGGCAGTATATCATTTCAGACAGGTGTTATATCTGTAATCTGGCCTACCAGTCCTATGATGGTCTGTTAGATGTTCAGTGGCTTATGGGTCTCCAGCCTCCCAACTTGGTATTTCCGGATTATGTGATCTGGCTACAGTCAGACCCGGAAACAGCCGCAAGACGGTCTGGTGAGTGCGCAGAACGGTTAAAAGGAATCCAAAGGTCATATCACGAAGTACTGAACTCGTATGAGTTGCCCTTAATGGCTTGGTTTCCGGTAAACGTGGACGGAAAAACAAAACAAGATGTATTTGAAGAGGTAATGGCGATAATCAAGGAGAACAAGAAATGAGAGATATGTCTGTCGCTAACTGGTTGGCATGGGGAGGAAAGGCAGAACGTTACAATTTCTACTTGGTATGTCCGTGGTGCGGGTCTGCGAATCTAAAAATATTAGATTCTGAATCAGGAGACCCAACAAGAGGAGGATTGATCAGATGGAATTACGTTAGGGCGTGCCTTGATTGTAAATCCGTCACTGAAACCACCGCGTTTATGCAGAAGATTGGTGATGTTGAATGATTCGTGCAATAACCGCTAAAACGGCTGCAAGAGCATATCAGGTGCTATTCTGGCATCTGATTGAGAAGGGAGAACCAGTAATATCAGAAGACGGGGCAGAATGCCGCCGTATTGACACTGTGATATGTCACATCACGAACCCTTTAGAGAACTTGGAGAGGTTAGTAGACATATCCCCGCTCGGCCCGTTGGCAATGGAGCAATACCGAAAGGACTTCGTTGATGGGGTTGATCCTGAAGACCCAAGACCGATGGATTTTGAGTATACGTATTACAATCGGCTGCGTGTGTATGGGTATCCTGAATATTTCGAGGATCAGATTGAGTATATTGTCGATAAACTAAAACTCGATGACCCGTTCTCTCGGCGCGCGGTGGCTGTATTATGGGAACCTTGGCGAGATTGCTCATCAAGTCATCCCCCGTGCCTTAATATGGTGAAATGCAACATATCAACCGATTTAAAAGAGGTTAATATGTCCTGCGTATTCCGGTCACATGCGCTCGTAGGCGGATGGGAGAATAATGTTTATGTGCTTGCATACCTGCTTAAAAAAATCGCAGGAGATATCGGTAGAGATGTTGGATACCTAGAAATCGTATCATTTGACGGGCACTACAACATCAGTGATATGGACAAAGTCGAACGGTTAAGGGAGATGTTATAATGAAAAACACATTAATTTTTACTATTGCGATAATTGCAGCGTTTTTTGGGTCAATGCTCACGATGAATCTGATTCTCATCGGGTTAATTGCTATTGGCATGATAGTCTGGGGAGCATATTGTGGCTTTCACTTCGAAGGAAAGAAGTCGTTATGTTATGCGTTTATCAATACAGCGCTGCTTGCGTTTGCTTTTCTGATTCCAGCGCCTATAGGAAGCGTTATGTTTCTTGGGTGGTTCGGGTCATTAATCTATTTCGGATACAAGGCCGAAGTATAAATTAAATCTTTTTTACGTATTGAAGCCCTTCTATGATACCAGCGATAAGCGCGACTGCACCAGCGGCTGCTATTTTCCAGGATGTTAGGTAGTTTCTTGGTGGTTTTGATGCTTCTAATGGTGCGCATTCCACCTTTTGAGTTAGCAGGGCTACCGCTTTTGTGAGGTCTGATATCGACTGTTTAATATCAGCGTTATCCTCGTGTATTTTGTCAATATCGATCTTATGTATGCGGCAATGCTCTTTTAAGCCGTCTCGTGTCTCTTTTTGCATTTCCCACATCATAAGCAGGC